CACCAAAAACGAGTCCTGCTGTTAATGTCTGTGAATTTTTTCCACTTGCTACTCCTCTTCTAGCACCCGCTGTTAAACTACCACCTGTTGCCCATGCTGCCGCTGTAATTACATTTGTTGATTTTTCATATATTTCTGTTGCATCAAACCCTTCTCCACCCCCGCCTGGTCCAATTCCTCCTGCAATCCAAGTTCCTGATGCTGTGTTTCTTCCTGTTCCAGCTCTTGTTCTTGCAGTTGCTAAAGTAGCTGGTGATGTTGCCCAAGAGGTTCCATCCCAACTTTCAATTGTTGTTTGTGCTGCCTCACTCGGTGGTTTATCTCCACCAAAAGCTAGCCCATCTGTTTGAGTTCCTGATCCTGCTATTTGATTTCTTCCCGTATTCATTGTATTACCCGATGTCCAATTAGTTCCATCATATACTTCTGTTATATTACTTTCACTTGGAAAACCTCCAGCGAGAACTGCTGCGGTTTGTGTTCCAAAAGCTGCTTGACCACCTTTAGCTACATTTCTAGCGTTTGCTGATGTCCAGCTAGTTCCGTTCCAATGATACATATTAGTGTTATTATGGACTTCAGTTGAAACAACAGCAGTATTAACTGCTCCTATTCCTTGCATAGCGTTACCACCTGTTGGAAAACTATTTCCTGAAGTCCAACTTGATCCATCATAATTATATGTTTCTGTTGGTGAACCTGGTGCTGGCGAACCGGGCACTCTTCCACAATATGATATTGCTGCTGTCTGTGTACCTGCTGTTCCTGCAGAATATCTATAAGTTGGATAATTTCCACCTGCTGCCCAACCTGATCCATTCCATTCTTCCACAGCATTTAAATAAGTAGAATCATCTAGACCTCCAACAACTAAACCTGCAGTTCCAGTTCCAACACCAAAACCGTATAAAGATCTTTTATTGGTCATTGGTGTTGCACTACGTGTTGCTTCTAGAACAGCCAATCCTCTAATAGCTCCAGTTGTGGAGTTATACCACATCTGTCCATCAATTGAATCAGATGGATCGGATGTAACTTTTTTAATTTTTTTTCCGACTAATTCTTTATAAGTAGCCATTGATCTCCTTAATTATTCTTTAAGAGCCAACCCTGCGTGCTATCTACATAAACTAAAGTGTTTGCTGCTCTTTCTGTTGAAACTGTTAATGGATCTGTTGATCCTGCAATTTTTTCTGTTCCATTTTGATCTATTGTTAGAGCATTTGAATCAAATGTTCCTGCATAATCTATGAAAGATATTTCGTCTCCAATATTACCTGCAGGTAAATCCATTTCAATTGCACCACTTGTAGTATTAATAAAATACCCTTCACCAGCTACAGCTGTAAAACCAGAAGTTTTAACTGCTTGCCATGAAGTACCACCTGATACTTCAGCAAACGATAACTGTCCAACACCTGTTGCACCGGATCCTGATACTGAAGCTACTTTTAAAACCTGTCTGCTGTTACATTTCCAGTGGGAAATTTTAGTGTGTAGCTCTGCCCAGAGCTATGTGGGGGTGATTGTAATTTAATCCCGTGGGAATTAGATTCACAATTAAGCTGAACAGTCCCTGGATTTGTTGCACCAAGAACTTCTAAAAATCCTGTTCCTTTTGGACCTACTTTTAAAGTTACGTTTGAGTCACCACCAGTCGCTGTAATTGATGGCGCATTACCTGTTGCAGCGTTTGTTATATCAATCTGGTTTACTGCGGATGAAGTTGTTTGAAAAATTATTTGTTCGTTTCCGTTCTCATCATTTATTCCATGTGCATCGTCAAATGCAATATTAAAATCATTTGTATCTAGATCGCCACCTAATTGTGGTGATGTATCATCTACAACATCTCCACCAGTTTGAATTTGTATAATATCTGGATTAGTGCCATCATTTGCTGCTGCAAATACTATTGCAGTGCCTTTATTAGTTGCTGCAAAAGTAAACGTAGAACCTGAACCAGATGCATATTTAAACTGAACTGTGTAAGCTCCTGAAGTTGAATTTCTTAAAATATAAAAAGTTTGAACATCTAATGGTATTGTTACAATCTGATTTCCAGTGATTGTGCCTGTAAAGTCAATCATTCTGTGACCTGCTACATCACCAGTTCCAGAATCAGAGATAGTTAAAGTTGTAGTTTGTGCGCCACCAGCAATTGATTGGGCAGTAAATCCACCGGCTATCTGTTCGATAAGTTGTAAATTAGTATTAGTTTTTGTACCCCAAGTTCCAGCGTTTTCACCGGTTGCTTGAAGTTCTACCCCTAGGGGTGTAAATGTTGATGCCATAAAAATTCTCCTA